GAAAACTTCGCACAAACTTTATTAGTAGAAGCCTGTGAGATGTTAGATCCGGCATTGCCTATCTATCCTAATCCTACACGTATGTGTCCGACATATTGTTCGTTCTTAAGCGCTTGTGCCAGTAAAGATGATGGTAGTGACTGGCATTCAGAACTTATGGCTGATAACGAATCGCGTGCGGAAATATATGATACATGGAGGGTTAATTTGCCAGAGCCAAGTACCTTCAAAGGCTTAAAGCATCTTCAATTAGATGACTTAAAATCCTTCCCGATGAAGAACGTTGAAAATTAAACTTAACTTAAATTTTACAAACCCTAACGGAGATACATATGGCTGATCCTACTAAAATTGCTAACCATGTTGCGGCGCCTGCGCAGGCATTTAAAATCGAGTCTATCGATGACGATCCGTTTGAGTATATTAATATGCTTGTGTACGGTGCTCCTGGGTCTGGTAAGACTACGCTGTGCGGTACTGCTGCTGACGTAGATGCAATGGCTGACGTGCTTATGATTGACATCGAAGCAGGTAAGATGACTATTAAGAACAATGACCGTATCAAGCGTAAAGATCGGGTTGATACTATTCGGGTGACTTCATACAAACAGTTGTCTGATGTGCATACATTCTTACAAGCGCATTGCCGTTATCGTGACTTAGAAGGTGCTGAAGATAAGCTTATAGCATTGGAAGCTCGTTTTCGGGGTACTACACCAGACAAGATTACAAAGCCGCGTAAATACCGTACAGTGATAATCGATTCAATGTCGGAATTAGATGCGCTGTGTATTTATGAATTGTTGGGTTTATCTACCGATATGAAATTGTCAGAAGCTATGGCTGACGGTGAAATGGAAACGGCTACATTTGCCGAGTATAAAAAGAATAACCAGATTATGCAGTTAGTTACACGTGCATACCGTGATTTACCTATTAACGTACTTTTAACCTGTCATACAGCTTATGCGCAGGATGAGTTAAAGCGTATGTTCTATATGCCTTCGTTAACAGGTAAGTTACGTAATCAAATTCAGGGATTCGTTGACATTGTAGGTTACCTACGTGTCGGTGAATTGCAGGAAGGCCAGAAGAAAGCTCCTCGGAGACTTATGGTACAACCTGTAGGTAAGTTTGACGCTAAATGCCGTCTCGCCGCCTTTAAGGAATCTTACTTCGAAGATCCTACCATGTCATCGATATGGAAAGAGCTTGGAGTGTAAGTTCAAGTACTGGCTTGTAAACCAGTAAATTACTATCAAACAACTTAACAACTAATTTTAATGGAGACTATTATGGCTAAGACTAAACAAGACGAGTTATTCGAAGATGGTGACTCTTCCCTATCGTTCGATATGGAAGCTGTTGCAGCTCAATCGTTCGAAGTAATTCCTAAAGGTATTTACCCTGCAGTAGTTGAGAACGTGGAATTCAAGATGAGTTCTACTGACCAACCTATGTGGTCAATTACCTTTGTACTTACTGATGGCGATTTTGCGGGCCGTAAGATTTTCGACAACATGTCGTTCGCACCGAAAGCCTTGCCATTTACTAAAGCTCGCCTAGCTAGATTAGCTCCTGAGCTGATTTCAAACCGCTTCAATCCAAAAGCAATTGCGGAGAGTGGTGACTTGATCGGTAAGACTATTAAACTTAAAACTAAAATTGAACCGTACAATGGTGAAGATCAAACGCGTATTGCGTCTTATCTACCTGCTGTATCTGGTAGCGGTTTTGAGGACTAAATAGTATGCATACTCCAGAAGAGATATTAAACCGTCTGGAGGCCTTAGGCCCCCTATCGTTAAGCAAGTTTGTTACGGTTCTTCGTGACGAATTTCCTCATGCATATATATCTTACCCTACGTTACGCAAGGCTGTAGCTGCGGGGAAGATTAAGGTTGTACAGCGTAATTTGCAGTCCAAGATTATGCCTGAAGAAGCTTGGCGATGGGTGGTCGAAGGTATGTCACTGAAACCCACACGATATTCCACAGACTTTAACACAACGTCTTGGATAGATTAGGAGAATAAAATGTACGGCATAAATGAAAAACTTTTAAAAAAACCTTACCGCGCTTATGTATTGTTAAGTGGCGGCGTAGATAGTACTACGTGTTTATTCAAGGCGATCGAGCATATGAAAAGTGTTGACGGTGTCGTAGAAGCATTTTCTATGGATTACGGGCAACGCCATTCAACTGAGATGGCTCGTGCGCGTTTGATTTGTAGTAAAGTAGGCGTAGCGCATTCAGTAATAAATATGCAAGGCCTAATGGGTACTACATCTATGTTAACCGATGCTTCGCAAGAAGTACCTGATATTAGTTATGCTGATATTTCAGGTGTGTCGCCTACGTATGTACCTTTCCGTAATGGACTTATGCTTAGCCGTTTAGCTGCTAAAGCACAAGAGTATGTAACAACCGTAATTAAAGACTTCGAGAAAGAGGCTGGTGAACATGCTCCGCAATCCTATACTGAAGACTTGGTTACATTATATTTCGGAGCACATGCCGAAGATGCGCAGAATTGGGCCTATCCGGATTGTACACCTGAGTTTGCTGGTGCTATGGCTAATGCCATTTACATTGGAACTTACCGTACTGTACGTTTGCTTACGCCCTTTAATTATTCGACTAAGGGAGAAATTATCACAGCGGGTGCGAAACTAAATGTACCTTACGAATTGACCTGGTCTTGTTATAAAGGTGACGAGAAGCATTGCGGCGTATGCCCTACATGTAGAGCACGTAAAGAAGCTTTCAAAGAAGCCGGCGTAGTGGACCCTACTGAGTATGCACAATAATTAATTTAATTATGCACTAGATTTATTTTTAATTAGGTATATAATATAAAAATCATTAATTCAAAGAGGTTAGCTAATGGCGGAAAAACATTTGATTACGCGAGAGATAGGCGTAGATATGGGACACAGAGTGACGCACCACGGTTCTAAATGCCGTAATTTACATGGGCACCGATATACAGTACAAGTTACTGTTGAGGGGCCTTTATTTGTAGAGGGTGAGCAGCAAGGAATGGTATTGGATTATGGTTTCCTAAAGGACATCATGATGAAAGAAATAGATACGCCTTGTGATCATGGCATGTGTTTATGGATTGAAGACCCATTCGTAGAAAAGCTTATGGGTGGTATCATGGCTCAGTTTGCTGAAGAACAAGTTAAGTTGCAAGGATATGCTGAAGTACAAATACCTGCACCTAGTACGAATGATGGAGGTAAATTTTACATCGTACCTTTCGTACCTACTGCAGAAAATCTAGCCCGTCATTGGTATAAGCGTTTAGCTCAGCCGATACTTAATGCGACTCAAGGTTTAGGTAACATCGCATCGATTAAAGTTTGGGAGACCCCTAATTGCTCAGCCGTTTATTGTGGAGGTGCTTGACATGGTGGACGAATTAGTAGAAGCAGTAGCTACAAAAGAAAAGAAGATCCCCGTAGTAGAAATCTTTGGACCGACCATTGAAGGCGAAGGTGCCTTGATTGGGTTTCAAACTATGTTTATCCGTTTCGGTTTGTGTGACTTTAAATGTACTATGTGTGATTCTATGCACGCAGTAGATCCGAAGATTGTTAAAACTACTGCGCAATGGATCCCAGTAGATGAAATAGCTCGGCAGGTGTTAGAAGTAATGCCGGCACATATAAAGCATATTACTTTCTCAGGCGGTAATCCAGCTATCCATGAATTAGGTAAGTTGGTAGTGTTACTACAGGATGCAGGTAAGACTGTATTTGTAGAAACGCAAGGAACTAAAAAACCTGATTGGCTTTATATGGTAGATCATCTAGTTGTTTCACCTAAAGGTCCTGGAATGGGTGAGATATTTAAAGAAGACGTATTCATGGAGTTCATGCATACATATTTATCGCAAGGCGTATCTATGTCGGTAAAGATTCCAGTATTCCATGCATTGGATTTAGAATTTGCGGCAGCTGTAGGTGAGTTATGTTTGCAGTTAGAGCGTACATATCCAAGAACATTTAAACGTTCGCGTGACTTCTTCTTATCGTTAGGTAATCCTTATCCACCTGTATATACTGCTGCAGGAGCCGTTGACGTCGATAAAGATACCATAAAATCCGCCCTAGTAAATACATTATTAACCCGCTATAATACTCTTAGTGTAGAACTTATGCAAGACCCGCGTTTGAACTATGCTAGATTTTTACCGCAACTACATACCCTTGTATGGGGTAATGAGAAAGGAAAGTAATATGCGTTTCGCACCTGTGTGTCCCATTAATATTTACGAAGCACTAAGAGAAAAAAGTCCTCAACATTTGGGGACTTATTTTTTGTTATTAGCCCATGACGTTTTAGAGCATGCTGAACGTTATAATGCATTTTTCGCTAATCACCCTGAATACACTATTATACTTGACAATTCAGTTATTGAATTAGGCGATGCGTGCACTGCAAAGAACCTTATGGATGCTGCTCGGATCCTCGGAGGTGTAGCTTGCGTAGCTATTCCCGATGTATTAGAAGATGGCCCAGCTACTTTAGCTGCCGGAGAACAATTCTTGGCTGATTGGGATGATTTAATATACGAGACTGGTTTCGATGTGCCTAAAATGTTTATACCACAAGGCCGCAATTTAGGTGAGTGGGCTGAATGTTTATTTCTAGGCCGTAAGTTTAATGCTTCGTGGGTAGGTATTCCTAGAAATACAGTACCGCGTATAGTTGCTTCTCGACGCCGCTTAGTCGAACTAGTTGTAGATTCCTATCCTATTAATACAAAAATACACCTTCTAGGATTTTCAGGGGATACTGCGGATGACGTAACTCTTTGCAATCATCCGTACATAAGACAATTTGTTGATGGTATTGATTCAGCGGTACCATTACGTTTAACAGAACCGTTAACTAGTACACCGCAAGATCCAGGACCTAGAGGTGATTGGTGGGAAACCGCACAAGCATCTGAATTGATGTTTAACAATGTTGTAGGGACTACTGGTATACGTAATTTGATTAGCGATATTGGGATAGTCGGATAAATAATAAATAATGAACGCATATAAAAAGCATATAGCTTAATTCTTGATGTTTTAAGCTATATGCTATATAATAATTTATTGATTGGAGTTAGAATGGCTTGCTGTGGTAATTGTTATTTCGGAGGTAAATCCGTCGGTGGGAGAGGTAATATTACTTCTCCTTTCGTTATAATAGCTGAAAGTCCTTCCGCCATGGAAGCGGCTACCCAGAAGACATTTATAGGGCCTCCGGGCCAGCTATTAGCGGATGCGTTGAAATCGTTAATGCCTGAAGGTTGTCCGCAGCCTTATATGATGTATGCCTTTAATTGCGTAGCTAAACAGAAGGATCCTAAAAAATTAATGGCTGCTACGAAAGCATGTGAAGCTCGCGTTAAAGCTGAGTTAGCCTTGCATCCCCGTAAAGTAATCCTTACATTAGGTAATGCTGCTTTATGGAGTACTACGGGTGATTATTCATTAAAAGTTACGCAGCGTAGAGGTGAACGCTTTAAAAGTGATTTAGCGTCTGAAGGTATTGTATGTGCAGTACATCCGGCATTCTTATTACGTGGCGGTGGTAGTATACAGCAGTTTCGTAGAGATATAAGTGTAGCGTTAGAATTGCTTACTGGCAAAGCTATTACTGGAATTAAAGAATCACAGATGCAAGCTAAAGCGCGTTTTTCCCCTTCTGAATATACTGTTGTTTCTAAGCAATCCCAAATTGATAAGATAGTGAATGATTTGCGTTCGGGTAAATTCCCTATTGCGGGTGCCGACTTAGAGACTGATGGCTTTAATCCTAAGCAAAGAATAATTAATATACCTAGTTATTATGGTGTAGGTATTTTATGTATGGGTTTATGTTATGAACCTGGGCATACATGGGTAATTCCAGGTGAGTGGCTTACTAATGATATATTCAAGAACGATATTCTGTTTGCTTGGCATAATGGTAAGTTCGATATAAGTTGGCTCCGTGAGTATGGATATTCTTGGGCGCGCGTTGATGAAGATACGATGTTAATGAGTTACTGCCTGAATGAACAGGGTGGTATACATGATTTGGAGCAAGTAGGTTCTGATTGGCTGCAAGCAACTAATTATAAGAACATCCTTGATGAATATCTCCCAAGCGCTAAGCATAGCTATGCAGTAATTCCTAAAGACATACTTTATAAATACCAAGCTATCGATGCTAACTTAACTTACAATTTGGCGATTACCTTACGGGAGCACTTGAACTCCGATAGTAAGTTGCGGCGGGTGTACGAACAGATACTTTTGCCTGGAAGTGAGTTTTTAAGTAATGTAGAGCGTAAAGGGTTTTATGTAGACCAGAATAAAGTACGTGAGAATGAAGAGCGCCTTAGCTTTGAGTGTAACATGATTGAAACGGAATTTAAGTCTATTGCGTTTGATTATGGGTTTAGTGGTATAAATATCCGTAGTTCTAAACAGATGAAGAAGTTCTTATATGGTACGCTAAAGCTTGCCCATCCGAATGAAAGTACTGATAAGAAAGCTTTGGAGAAATTACCTAATCATCCAGCCGTTCTTTCATTGAAGAAATATCGTAAAGTACATAAATTATATTCTACGTACGTTAAGCCTATCTGGGATAAGCTGGATGATGAAAGTAGATTACATACTACCTTTAAATTGCATGGAACTACTACTGGAAGACTTTCGTCTAATAAACCTAATATCCAGAATATACCTAGGGATAAGCTTTTAAGGGGTATGTTTGCCGCTCCTGATGGTAGAATGTTATTAGAGGTAGATTTAGCGCAAGCCGAGTTACGTATGTTAGCTTGCCTTTCCGGTGATCAGGTGATGATTGATATTTTTAATTCAGGTATTAGCTTGCATGATGAAGTAGCGATGTATCTCTTCGGTAAGGATTTTGGTAAAGAGCAGAAGATGATTGCAAAGAATATTAATTTTGGTATCGTATATGGAATATCGGCTGCAGGCTTAAAAGAGCAGGTAGAGATTGGTGGTGCTATGTTAGGTGCTACGATGCGTGTAACAATTCAAGAAGCGCAAGCATGGATTGATGGTTGGTATGCGCGCTTTCCCGATGCGGCTAATTTTATTAATAGATGCCGTCAAGCTCCTATATTAGGCCAGACGCTTGTTTCAGCCTTTGGGAGAAAACGCCGCTTTAGTATGTCTAACCGCGAAAGTATACATAATGCGCAAAACGAGGCAGCTAATTTTCCAGAGCAATCTGCCGCGCACGACGTTACATTACTTTCAGGGATCCAATTGGGTCCGGAGTTAGCGGATGATTATGATGGTTATATTGTAAACGAAGTGCATGACTGTCTTATAACAGAGATACCTAATAATATGGCATATATAGCGCCAGCTGCATTACATATTATTAAAACTATGGAAGAGATACCTCGTAAATGGGGATTGACAGAAGTACCTTTTAAAGCTGAGGCTGAAGTGGGTAAGAATTGGGGTTACGGTAAGAATTTCCATCCGGAACAATATTTAACAGGTTATGAGGGAGTTACATATGAAGAGAGTGGTATTTAAGAGTACTGATTCAGTAGAAAAATTAATGCGTGCCTATTGGGAAGTAGTTTCGGCATTAAATGGAGCTCCTGTAGAGCGCATGTATGTTGTTAGTGAAGTACTGGCATTATTAAATGCGCTTGAAGGTAAATATGTCATCAGTGCTAAAATAAAACGGCATGTAAGTATTTTGCGTAATGAGATAATTATAGGCTCTAAACGTAAGAAGGTAAAAACGCTTGAGCGTAATAATGTATTAACCCTTAACCGATAAACAATAAAGGATCTACCATGAATACTGATATAGAACTAGGTTTTAAAATTAATGCTGAACTAATGCGTCTAGGTATTGAGACGCCTACCGTAGGTATTATGGATGTCGCCGCGCCTGATGCGAATAAGAAGATAATCCAGAATAATTTTGCAGGCATTATGCATGAGCTTAAATTAGACCTTGAAGACGATAGTCTTAAAGATACGCCTAAACGTATTGCCAAGATGTATGTCGATGAAATATTTAGCGGCTTGGATTATAGTAACTTTCCAAAGTGTACTACGATCGAAAATAAAATGAAGTTCGATGAGTTGGTGCTTGTACGTGATATTAAAGTACATAGCTTGTGTGAACATCATTTTGTACCGTTTATCGGTCATGCGCATGTAGCTTATATACCTGATAGAAAAGTTGTTGGGTTATCTAAGTTAAACCGCGTAGTTGATTTCTTTTGCCGCAGACCTCAAGTACAAGAACGCTTGACTGAGCAAGTAGCAGCTGCATTCCAATACATACTTGGTACTGCTGATGTAGCCGTAGTAATTGAAGCTGAACATTTATGTGTGAAACTTAGAGGCGTCAAGGACAGTTCATCTAATACTATTACTTCTAAGCTCGGAGGACGCTTTAAAGAAAATAGTACTTTACGTGCTGAATTCTTCTCTTTAATAACTAAAGGTAAATAAGGAGTCTACTATGATTATACCCGCCGATAATGATATTCGTCGCGTCTCTTGGGACGAATATCATTTAATGATAGAAGCACTTGGACGTGCTATTATAGAAGAACACCTCGACGTTGAAGGCATCGTAGCCATCGGTCGGGGTGGTTTTGTACCTGCTACCGTATTATCGCATTTATTGCAATTACCGATTAAAGCAAGTGTTATAGCTTCCTCGTACATAGGCAATCTACAGCAGCCGAGAGTTACATTGACAGGTAGTTTTGATTTAGCTCCTGGTAAGCGGTATTTATGCATTGACGATATTGTTGATTCTGGGTGTACTGCTGCAGCAATGCAATTATTATATCCCTTTCAATTAATATGGGCAGCTCCGATAGGTAAACCTAACGGTGTTGCTTCACTACATGATTACAACAAGTCGTTTAGTAAGATTACTTGTTACATTAAACCGCCTATGATAGTTGC